TTCCATTCCATAAAATTCATAGGAAGTTTCTTACGAGCTTTGTCGAAACTGAACCTGGGTTTAAAACCAGGTGCAGGATCCCTAGTAATAGAAGAATCTAAATACTGATTATCGAATTTAACAAAGTCAGAAGAAACCTTGTATTTAGGATTTAAAATCTCTTTAATAAAGTCTAGTACTTTTAAAGGATTATCAATCTTATCTTTACGAAGTTCCTTTTGATCTTTGTGGAATTCAATAGTCTGTTGTAGATTATTCAATTTATCAAGGTCCGAAACTAGTGATTCCAAACGAAGATCAACAAACTTTTGAGAGTTATAAAAATTACTATCATTTTTAAAACTCAATAAGTATTTGATATCGTAGGAATATAAGCCTCATCCCCGTCCCAAGGATAAATCCATGTCCATACCTTTAGATAAGGCAAAGATAGATGGATAGGACTGACCTTTCTTCAAGAAGAAGATATCAGCAAGGGGAGAAATATAAAATAATTCCTCGTCAGGAATTACTAATTCTCCGTCTGCATTTAATCAAGCTTCGGGTCCTCCTTGAACGTTCTTAAAAAGAACTTTCATTATATCCTTCCTATTATCAATCATAGATATACTGTTTATGTAAGACACCTTTTCAGATATCTTATGTAACAATATATTTTTGAAAGTAATAGAATTAAATGTTGCAAAAAATCTTTCACGTTCTGGTAATAAAGAGACATCTCATTTACCAGTAGAAAGATAATTCCTTACAACTCTAGAAATTAAACCTGGATTCATTCAATGGATATTACGTCCAAAGAAGGCCAAGGGTTTATCTCTATTATTAATAAGGGATAAAACATCAATTAATTGGATGGTTCTGTTTTGATATAGCTGGGTAAGGAAACCAACTAAAGGATAAATACGATCTAGGGTTGTATCCCCTTTTCGTTTATTTCCAATAGTTAATACCTTAAATAAGTCTTTACCTCAAGCATTACTAATCAATCGAGATGTAACCGCTAATCTTCCAAAAAAGTTATCAGAAGTCAATAACTCTTTGAAAGGTAAAGCTGAAACATCAACTGAATTTAGTGATGTCCTTTTGGCAAATTCAATTACTGGACGATTCTCTGCTATAATTGATTTAGATAAGTTGATAGAAACACCTAACTCTTTACATAGAATTAGATATCTATCAGCTACATCTTTATCAAATAGACAAAGATCATCCCCCAGAACTATATAGTCCTTGTACCACTCGCCTGGCTTAACTTTCTTTAAATGAACTGCAATGAATTGTATCATCATGTGATGCATAAGATTCATCATAGCTCATGAAGAAAGAGCTCCCATAGGTTGACCCACTGAATAGATTAAGTCTTGTTCAGGAATACCGTATTTAGAAGACTCGACTTTATAAGATCGAGAAACTAAAATATCTTGTCAAAGAAAACCTAAATTATTTCCAAAAATGGAATTAAGAATGGCTACTTGAGAAGATATAGGTAAACGATCAGTAGCAGAACTTAAATCGAACCCAAAAGAACAGTTATATTTCATACTGAGACTCTGGGCGTATTTAAAACCTTGTTGCTGATCGTGAGTACAATCATTGGGTAACTTTTTGAAAAGACGAAACAAACAGGAATGTAGAGGTTCAAACAATGATTGAGTTATTACATCAACCATCGCGAAAACCCTTAATTTCCCAGCTGCTTCCTCTTTGAAAGAAAGTTTCCCAAGGGAACCAATATTCATGGTAGTAGGAATATTGAACTTTTTAAAAGAATGTTCAATATTTCTAAACAATACCTTGATATTTGTTGAATTAGTTAGATCTAATCACTTTAAAACTGAACTATTAAAAGAAGAATCTTTAATAGCAAAGTAAGAAGAGAATAGATGACTAAAACTTTTGGGTCCATCAGGAGATGACTTCAATATCGGAATAATCCTATATGAAGTTAAATCCTTAAGTTCCATATTAGTAAACTTTTGTAACAGATGCTTGGAATTAAATTCCAGTCATCTATTAAAGTCGACTAAATGGAAAACGGAACCACTAAAGTTATCAGTGATAGTATTAAGTTTAACCGTAAATGGTATCTTTATAACTCTATAAAGTGAGAATATGGATAACCATAAACGAATAATCCTATAACTATCGTTACAAATTGAACTTCTATCAGTAGTCTTAATTACTGTTGGAAGTCCAGATTTGGATAACCTTGGTAAGTTTAAGTCAGGCTCAATCTCCCGTAATGAACGGAAAGGTTGACCTGCTAACTTTTTCTGAATGCTAAGTTGACAAGCTTTTAGATACTTAACTGTATACACTTCTCCGTGATTCTTATTCATTTTGATTAAGAAAACACCGAAGTTATGCAACATTCTAAAACGGGAGGTCTCTTTAGTACTTAAGAGAGAAAGGGTGACTATTCGTCAACCAATCTCCTTAAGAACTAACATCAAATGTTTATCATTTGATAGTTTGATCATAGATCCTGCCTTATATACATTAGAATATAACTTTAAACCAGTAAATACTTTAGTTGTAAAACTAGAATTATTTGATTGGTTCATCGTTTATTTTAAAAATATATCCTCTTAATCTTGTTCTGTTATAAAGTAACAGCACTAGGTTAAAGGTGGCTAAATCTATTCCGCTGTTCTCTTTCGAGGACGGCAGACCAGAAGGAACTACCCGCTATACAATGATCGTTAAGATCAAAGCTGTTAGCTACTCATTCACCAACACAATTTTTTAGATACTCTAATACGTTAGAGATATCCAATAAACTGGTTTAGTAGGTTGAGATACACCTAGATTTCCAGAGGGGGAAACC